TCAGATAAACTTGGGTATGTGATCTTTATTGGTACTCCAATGGGTCATAACCAGTTTTGGGATGTTTACGATCTTGCAAAACGTAGAGGTGGAGACTGGAAAGCAGTCTTATACAGAGCCTCTGAAACAGATATTATTGGCAAAGAAGAATTAGAAGAAGCTCGATTGACTATGCCAGAAGATCAGTACGAGCAAGAATTTGAGTGTAGTTTTCAAGCTGCTGTATCAGGAGCTTACTATGGTAAACAAATCCAAAAAGCAGAAAAAGAAAACCGTATTGTCGATATTGATTACGATAAAAACATAGATGTAGAAACTTGGTGGGATTTAGGTATCGGTGATTCAACCGCAATATGGTTTGCACAACGAGTAGGAACTGAAGTTCGATTAATTGACTACTATGAAACCTCTGGTGAGGCATTGTCTCATTATGCACAAGTGCTAGAAAATAAAGCGTACAACTATGGTAGACACGTTGCTCCACATGATATTGTGGCAAGAGAACTTGGTACTGGTAAATCTCGTTTAGAAGTTGCATCTGAATTGGGAATACAGTTTGATGTATGTCCTAAGTTGGAAGTGCAACATGGTATAGAAGCTGTACGAAATACATTAGACCAGTGTTGGTTTGATCGTAATCGTTGTAAAGCTGGTATTGAATGTTTGCGTCAATATCGTAAAGAATATGATGACCGTATGCAAACATTTAAAAATAAACCCCTACATGACTGGAGTTCGCATGGTGCGGATGCTTTTCGTTATGGATGTGCAATAGATCCAGGAACAGCTAGCGTGTGGACAAAAGAAATAAATATTGATACAAGGTATATAGTATAATGGCAAAAGGAAAACCCCTAACAGAACACGAAGTAGCTGCGGTATTACAATCCGAAATACACGCATCTCTTGGTTATATTGGTTCAGATATTACATCACAAAGACAAAAGTCACTTGAGTATTATTTTGGAGAACCATTTGGTAATGAACAAGAAGGAAGATCACAAGTTGTTTCAACTGATGTATCTGACGTTATTGAATCTATTTTACCTACACTACTTAGAACATTTGCTGCAAGTGATGAAGTTGTTAAATGTGATCCTGTTAGTGCTGAAGATGAAGAAGTTGCAAAACAAGCAACTGATTATTTAAACTATGTATTTAACAAAGACAATGATGGTTTCATTACATTATACACTTTGTTTAAAGATGCCTTAATTCAAAAAAACGGTATTGCAAAAATATACTGGAACAACTCTACAAAAAGGGAACAAGAAACATATGAACGTCTAAGTGATGATGAGTATTCTATGTTGATTGATGAAGATGGTGTAGAAGTAAAAGAACATACTGAATATAAAGACAAAGACGCAATCGAACAAAAAGATAAAATGTTAGAACAAATGCGTATGGATCCCAATATGGATCCCATGATGATTGCACAACTTGAAGATACACCTGTACCAATGTTGCATGATGTTGTTATAACAAGAACTGAAACGTACGGTAAAGTAAAAATCGAAGCGATACCGCCTGAAGAGTTTTTAATTGAACGCAGAGCAAAAAGCATTAAAGATGCAAATTTTGTTGCACACAGAACAACACAAACAAGAACAGATTTAATTGAAGCAGGATTTGATGCTGACATTGTAAACTCTTTACCAACTGATACACAAGACAAATACAACGAAGAAAAGATTACACGTTTTAGAAACTTAGATTATGATTACGACAGTAATGCTGGTGAAGCTAGTACAGACGAAGTAACAGTATTTGAATGTTATTCAAAAATAGATGAAGAAGGTGATGGCATTGCTAAGTTAAGAAAAATAACAATGGCTGGTACAAGTGGCTATGTTATTTTAGATGATGAACTTTGCGATAGTGTTCCATTTATTTCTGTAACACCAATTATGGTAACACACAGATTCTTTGGTAGATCAGTTTCTGAAATGACTGAGGACTTACAACTTATTAAGTCTACAGTAATGAGACAATTGTTAGACAATATGTATCTAACAAACAATAACAGAGTTGCTGTTATGGATGGTCAAGTTAATCTTGATGATCTTTTAACAAACAGACCTGGTGGCGTTGTAAGAACTAAAGGTTCTCCTGGACAAGTTATGATGCCAATGCAAACGCAAACTATTAACAGTCAAGCATTTCCTATGTTGGAATACTTAGATACTGTTAGAGAACAAAGAACTGGTATCACAAGATATTCACAAGGCATGGATGCAGATTCACTAAACAAAACTGCAACTGGCGTTAATGTTATTTTAACTCAAGCACAAATGAGAGTAGAATTGATTGCTCGTATTTTTGCAGAGACTGGTGTTAAAGATATGTTTGAAAGAATGTTTGAACTTATCGTTAAACATCAAGACAAAGAAAGAATTATTAAAATTAGAAATAACTTTATTCCATTTAGACCTATGGAATGGAGAAACCGTTGCAACATTTCTATAAGTGTTGGATTGGGTACTGGTTCAAGAGATCAACAACTTTCTATTTTAAACAACATATTACAAACTCAACTCAAAGCATTAGAACTGCAAGGTTCAGCTGCTGGTCCTATGGTTAATATGCGTAACATCTACAATACACTTTCAAAAATTGTAGAAAACGCAGGGTTAAAAAATACTGGACTGTTCTTTACAGATCCAGATGTTGGTATGCAACAAATGCCACCACCACAACCACCACAACCAACAGAGTTTGAGAAAGTATCTCAATTACAAGTTCAAGGTGAGAACTACAGAAAACAAATAGATAGCGAAATTAGAATAAAACAATTAGAAAAAGACTATCAAGAAATGATACTGAAGTTTGAAACTCGTATAAAAGAACTTGAATTACAATATGGAACAAAATTAAATGAGGCTGAAATAAGAAGTAACGCTGTACTTGCAAAAGAAGATTTAATCCAACAAGGTAAGATTCGTGAACAAGCACAAAAAGCTATTCAAGGACAACTTGACCAATTTGGACAAATCGTGCAAAATGTAACTAATGAATCCGAGTAATTTACAAGACGAAAAAAATCGTGGTGAAAAAGCAAGACTGTTGCTTGAAGAGCCATTAATTAAAGAAGCGTTCGAGTTACTCAAAAAAGAATACAAACAAGCAATATTTCAAACTAAGTACAACGAAGGTGATACAAGAACTGCTTTGTGGCAGGCTTATCATATAACAGATAAGATAGAAAATCATCTTCATACTGTTGTAGAGACAGGCAAACTTGCAACTGTCCAACTTAATCAGCTAAAAAAGAATTCGACTTAAATCGAATACACCAACCCATTGGGGAGTGTAACATTTAACGAAAGGAGGTTGTTATGGCTGATAGCCAAGCAACTAACGTAATCGAAGCAGGAAATATTATCAAAGGTCTTATGACTAATGATACATCTGCCGATACACCTGTAGAAGAGGCAATAGCTAATTCTACACAACAAGAAGTAACAGATGAAGCAGAAGTACAAACTTCTAGCGAAGATACTGTTAACCCAAGCGATGTTCCTTACAAAACTTTTGATGAAGAACAATCTTCAGAAGAGGTTGTTGAGGAAGATCAAGAATTATCTGAGTCGAGTGATATACAAGAAAACTCTGAGGAGCCTGTTTACACTGTAACCGTTGATGGTACAGATTATGAGGTCACCCAAAATGAGTTAATTCAAGGGTATCAACGAAATGCAGATTACACTCGTAAAACACAGGAACTTGCTGTTGAAAAACAACAATCAAGTGAATTTGTTGAACGATCAAAAAAAGACGTTGAAGCAAAACTTGGACAATTGACACAATTAAACCAAGCTGCACAAGCTCAACTTCAAGAAGAATACGCTAATATAGACTTTGAAAAACTTTATGACGAAGATCCTGTAGAAGCTGCTCGTCTTGAACATAAAATGCGTAAAAAACATGAACAACTTGCACAAGTACAACAACAAACTCAAGAGTTACAAGCTCAAGAGTTTAATAAGTATCTTGAAGAGCAACAGAAACAATTAAATATTAAAATTCCAGAACTGTCTAATCCTGATAGAGGACCACAGTTTAGAAAACAAATGAGGGATTATCTTTCATCTGTAGGATTTAATAGTCAAGAAATTGATTCTGTATATGACCACAGATATGTGATGTTAGTGAGAGATGCGATGTCATATCGTAACCTCCAAAAAGCTAAACCACAAATTAAAAAGAAAGCGGTCAATGCTCCTAAAGTTGTGAAGAGCGGTGTATCTAAATCAAAAGGTCAACAACAAGCTGAAATTAAACGTCAACAACTCTCAAAATTACGTAAAACAGGACAGGTCAAAGACGCTGCAAAACTTTTTCGTAATTTGGTTTAATCAACTTATAAAGGAGGCCTTATGGCACAACCAACCAACTTGTACGATACGTACGACACTACTGGTATAAGAGAGGATTTAACGGATGTAATTTATAACATTTCTCCTGAAGATACTCCTATACTTTCAGCGATTCCTAGAACCGCTGCTAGATCAACTAAGCATGAGTGGCAACTAGACGCACTAGCTGCACCTGCTGCTAACAAAGTCATCGAAGGTGACGAAGCAACTGTTGACGCTATGACTGCTACAACTAGAGCTTTCAACTTCACACAAATTTCTGACAAAGTAATTGCTTTATCAGGAACTCAAAGTGCGGTTGACGCTGCTGGTAGAGCTGATGAAATGGCATATCAAATTGCTAAAAAATCAAAAGAACTAAAGAAAGACATGGAGTTTGCTCTTATTAAAGAACAAGTCCAAGCTGCTGGAAACGCAACAACTGCTAGAGCATTAGGTTCAATCGGATGTTGGATTGCTACTAACGGTGATGCTGGTACTAGTGGTACTCTTTCTACTGGTTCAGGTACTGATGCACCAGGTTCTGGTACAGACAGAGACCTTACTGAAACAATCCTTAAAACAGTTGTTAAAGAGGTTTATGAGTCAGGCGGAGAAATGGATATGTTAATTGTTCCACCATCTGTGAAACAAACTATATCTGGTTTCAACGCTAACACTACTAGATTTGGACAAGCAGATTCTAAAGTTGAGTATGCAGCTATTGATGTTTACTCATCAGACTTTGGTGATCTACAAGTAGTACCAAACAGAGTTATGGCAGTAACAAGTGAAAGTAATGCTTTCCTTATCCAAAGAGATATGATGGCAACTGCTTATCTAAGAGATTTCCAAGTTCAGGATCTAGCAAAAACTGGTGATTCTGAAAAGAAACAACTTTTAGCTGAGTACACACTTGAAGTCAGAAATGAAGCCGCACACGGCATTCTTTTAGACGTAAACCAATAAGCTAAGTGAGGGAGCTTCGGCTCCCTCTTTAGAATCATTCTAAGGAACATTATGTATTATAAATTAACAGGAACAGTACAGAAAGTAGACTACACAGATAGTGCTGCAAACAGTTCAGCTATATCCGCACAATGCAGATATGTAAGGTTGTACGCAACAACAGATTGCCATATATCTATAAGCAATCCTGCTGTTACAGCAACTACTGCTATGACACCTTTGCAAGCAAAAGACTATGAGATTTTTAAAGTTGCACCTGGCAACATCATATCTGCTATTAGAACTTCTGGTAACGGTTCATTATATATTTCAGAACTTACGGAGTAAACATGACTGATTATAAAGCACCTACTACTTTTAAAATAGGAACAACACAAACTGTTGCTGTTGGAAGCTCATCGGCTGCAACATCCAACGCATTAGATGCACAAACAAGAGAAATAAGAGTTGTAACAACTGTTGATGCTTACGTAGAAATGAACGCAACATCGCCTACAGCAACATCTTCTAGTCTTATAGTACCAGCATTTACACCTGAGTATTTTAGGGTAGCACCTGCAACAAAAGTTGCTGTGTTAAGGGTAGGATCTACCGATGGTACTGCGAGGGTATCTGAACTTACACAATGAGCATTGCAACACGCTTTTCACATAGAGGACAAGATAGGTACAGAGACAGAAGAACAGATACACCTAATGACAATATCAAACTCCAAGATGGCACGTACATACTTATGGAGGCAGGAGACAACATTAAATTAGAACAAGCAGTTGGTACTGTATTTAGTGGCAGACCAATTCCTAACTAATGGCACGTAAAGCTAAAACGTATGTCGAGCATGAAGCTGGACCAAAAAAACGTACTAGCATAGGTCAAAGCATAAGATCCAGACCAAAAAACAAACATAAAAGAAGAAGTTTTAAAAAATACAAAGGTCAAGGCAAATGACTTTTAAAGAACTTGTAGAACTTCTAAAACTTAAAGAAAAACAAAGCAAAAAGAAAAAAAGGAATAGACATGGCAGACAGCAAGATTAGTGAATTGACCGCATTATCATCACCAGCAGATGATGATATATTTGCTATTGTAGATACAGACGCAGGACAGACAAAAAAAATTACAGCAGCTAATGTTAAGACTTATGCTGGATTTAGCACAGAAGCAGTACAAGATATTGTTGG